ACAATCCTGACATGCAGGATGGTGGGTCTGGCATCAAGACTGCGGACGCACGCAAGTACCTGGCTGACCTGTCGGATGATCAGCGGGCCAAGTACGAAAGCCTGGCCGAGAAGATCGACGCCATCACCAAGGGCACACGCGAGCTGCTGGTCAAGAGCGGCATGGAGAAACGCGAAACCATCGATGCATGGGAAAACGCCTTCCCCAACTACGTGCCTTTGCAGCGCGAGCAGGACGACTTCGAGTACACCATCAGCAGCACCGGCACCGGCCGTGGCTTTGATGTGCGTGGCGCATTCAGCCGCCGGGCCATGGGCTCAAACAAAAAGGTCATCGACGTTATCGCCAACATCGCTTTGTCGCGTGAACGTGCGATCGTCAAAGCCAACAAGAACCGCGTGGCCCAGACTGTGTATGGTCTGGCCGTGCAGAACGCCAACCCATCTTTCTGGATGGCTGTGAACCCTCTGGCCGAAAAGATTCCAGAGGCCGCAATCGAAGAGCTGCGCGACATGGGTATCGACGAAAGCGCCATCGAGTTCTTGATGAAAGAGCCACGCCAGCGCGCCGTTGACCCCAAGAGGAATGAGGTTGTCAACCGCATCAACACCATGCTGCGCAACAGCGACTACGTCCTGTCTATGCGCCTCAATGGTGAGAACCGCTATGTGTTCTTCAACCCCAACGACGACCGCGCCAAGCGTGCCGTCACGGCACTGAAGAACCTGGACGCTGAGCAGCTTGGCCAAGTGATGGGCACCATCGCCAAAGTCACTCGCTGGATGTCTGCCATCAACACGCAGTACAACCCGATCTTCGGTGCGTACAACTTCTTGCGTGACGTTCAGGGTGCTGCGCTGCAGCTGTCCGACACGCCGCTGGCAGGCAAGCAGGGTGCTGTACTCAAGAGCACCATCCCTGCGATGCGCGCCATCTACGCAAGCATGCGTGGCGAGCGCAAGGGCAAGGACGTGGACACCGAGATGGCAAAGCTCTGGACGGATTTCCAGAAGGCCGGTGGCCAGACTGGCTTCCGCGACATGTACAGCCGCTCACAGGATCGCGCAGAGGCGCTGCAAAAAGAGCTTGCCATGATCTCTGATGGAAAGCTCAAGAGCCTTGGTCGCGGCATGTTCAACCTGCTGTCGGACTACAACGACACCATGGAAAACGCCGTCCGTCTGGCTGCCTACAAAACGGCACTGGAAAGCGGCATCGGCAAAGAAGAGGCTGCATCGATCGCCAAGAACCTGACGGTCAACTTCAACAAGAAGGGCCAGATTGCAACACAGGCTGGCGCGCTGTATGCCTTCTTCAATGCGGCCATGCAGGGTTCGGCACGCATGTACAAAACTTTGACTGGCCCAGCCGGAAAGAAGATCATGGCTGGCGGTTTGATTTGGGGTGCCATTCAAGCGTCGCTGCTGGCCTTTGCTGGCTTCGACGACGAAGAGCCTCCCGAATTTGTGCGCGAGCGCAACTTCATCATCCCAATCGGCGGCAAAAAGTATTTGACATTCCCAATGCCACTGGGATACCACGTCATCCCCGGCACCAGCCGCATCATTACCGAGTGGGCCCTGTCCGGCTTCAAAGACACGCCAGAGCGCATCGCTTCGATGACCGGCATGTACCTTGAGGCGTTCAACCCAATCGGCAACGCAGGCTGGTCTGTGCAGACGATTGCTCCAACGTTTGCCGACCCGATCGTGGCGCTGGCAGAGAACCGCGACTGGACTGGCAAGCCGATCGCCAAGAAGGACTTCAACACCCTTGATCCAACGCCGGGCTACCTGCGCGCCAAGGATGCGGCCAGCTGGCTCTCAACCCAATTGGCCAAGTTCATGAACTACGCAACCGGCGGCACTAAGTACCAGCCTGGTGTGTTCAGCCCAACGCCAGACCAGATCGATTACCTCATCGGTCAGGCCACTGGTGGTTTGGGTCGTGAAGCGCTGAAGGCGTCCACATCGATTGAGAAAACGTACAAGGGCGAAGAGTTGCCAGCGTACAAGATTCCAGTCGTTGGCCGCTTCTATGGTGAGGCCACCGGTTCGGCCGCAGAGGCAAGCCGGTTCTACAAAAACCTGGAGCGCTTGAACAAGCTGGAAAACGAAATCAAGGGCCGTCGCGAAAACCACGAGCCGCTGGGTGACTTTTTGACTGAGAACCCGGAAGCTCGCCTGGCCAAGCGCGCCCACGAAATCCAGAGCGACCTCAAGAAGCTGCGCGAGCGCAAGGAGAAGCTGATCGAAAGAGATGCGCCACGCGAGTCGATCAAGGTGGTGGAGGAGCAGATGACTCGGAAGATGAAACTACTCAACGATCGGGTGGCTGAGTTCCAGAAGTGATGGAGGCACGAGAACCAAAACGTTTTGGTTGCCGTGTCCCCAAAGTATTCAGTTTGCTAGTCGATTGAATCTATAAGCCGCTCAATGGTGACGTTGAGCGCATCCAATTCGGTCATCTTTTTGATGGCCCACATGCGCTTTTGGCCATGCCACCCGAGCACTGGGCTCTGGTGGCATGACTTGCACAGCGCGACACACAGGTACTGCGAGCCCTGCTTGATGTGATGGGCATCGCTGGGCCCGGGCTCATCGCACACAGAGCAAGGCAGCGCCTTCACCATGCCGATGTGCCCGCGCTGCTTGGCAGTCAGTTTGTTGTTCACTTGGACTTGCCCACGTCAAACCCGGCCTTGAGCCAGAACTTGCGCTCGCTGCGCAGCCGCTTGATTTCCGTGATGGCGGACAGCATCATGGATTTCAGCGGCGTGTCCTTTTGCTCGCGCATGTTGTCCTCAAGGATTGGAACCACGTCAATGCCTGAATCAGCCCCTTGGCGGGCTGCCCATGCCACGGTCTTGTCGATGGCCTCCTTGGCCGCTGTGGCGCGCTCCTGAAGGCCTTCATACTGCTTGTGCAGCAGCTGCTTCTCGATCGCCTTCAGTTGCACCTCTGCGCGCATCATGTGCGTGCTCCAGTCGTCCAATTCCAAACTCATACTTCCCTCGCTTTCAACATGGCGTCTGCAACGATAAACGCGGCTTCGCCAATCTCTTGCGCGTTCGTACTGCCGCCTGTAATCAGTCCCTGCATCGCCTTGGCCGCAAAGTAGTCGCGCAAGGTCATGCCGTCACTTTCCCCGCCGTACTCGTATAGCATTGTTGGAAACGCTGGCTTGCCTTTGTTGGTGTCATTCATACAACTCTCCGTTTCAACATTTCGTCTGCGTGGTCAAAGGCTGCCGCGTGAATGCTTGTGCGGCTGTCCTCGTCAATGATGGCGCTCTTGTCGCCGTAATAGGCCAGCAGGCCCTGCAGCGCAAAGGCAGCAAAGAAGTCCTGCATCGTCAACTCTTGAATCGACACGGGGTCTTGCTTTGCAACCAATGCCTCCAGACCTTCACCCTTTGGTTTTCTTGCCATTGCTTTTTCCCTTCACGTTTTGAGAAACGATCATTGGTGACAGCTGCTCTTCAAGGTAGTACGCAAAGCTCTGGCCTTCGATGCCGAGCACCTTGCACCACTGGTCGTCATGCAGTGCGGCGATCACGTCGCGGATGGCCTTGTTGTAGCCGCCGTTGAACTCGTCGTCGCCGTCAACGATGATGGTGATGGCATCGCGCACCAGGGCCGAGGCCTTGCGGTTGCCAGCAGCCTCTTTCAGCTTGTTGTAGACATGCTCGGGAAGATGCACGCTGTACGGGATCAAACGCTTTGTTTCCATAATTGGAACTCCTGTTCAATGGCTGCAAGTTTTTTTGCAGCCTTGTGGTTTTCTTTCAGCTCCGTGCGCGACTGGATGTCCAGCTCTGTACGCAGCCATTCAACGACCGTTGACTCTTTCGCATCAAGCGTGTGGCCAACGGTCAGCAGGTATTCGGCAAACTGTTTGTCGCGGCAAAGAATGCCTGCTGTGCGGACTGCATCTCTGCTGTATTCCGCATCGCGATTCATCGGTTTTTCTTCGCCGTTCAGTCTCACCATAACTACCTGATACCTTGCACCGACAAAGTCACGCAGCAGTGACTCTGGGACTTCGTCGGGGTGTACGTTCAAGGTCAAGATGTAGCCAGTCTTGTCTTGCTTCATGGCTATCTTGACCGCTTCGTATTGCAGCGTCTGCATGGTCAGAAGGGGATGTCGTCATCCATGTCGTCGAACGATTCCTGCTGCTTCTTTGGCGCTGGGCGCTGGCGCTCTTGTTGAGGCTCAGCATCCTTGCGACCACCTTGCAACGCAACGTCGTTCACACGCACATCCATGGACTTGCGCTTGTTGCCTTCTTTGTCAGTCCACTCGCGCTCGGACACGGTGCCTGTCACAGTGACAGCCTGGCCTTTGACAAGGTACTGGGACAGCGACTCTGCGCGCTTGCCGTACAGGCCGCAGTTCCACCAGATGGCGCCTTTGTCGCGGCCCATTGAATCGGCAACAGAGAAGTTGCAGATGTAGTCGCCGCTGTTGAGCTGCTTGAGCTCAGAGTCTTTGCCGAGCGTTCCGGCTACTGTGATGACGTTCATGCTTGCTCCTTGTATTTGGCTCGTGCTTCACCGAAGCGTTTGAGGATGGTGTCGTAATAGGCTGATGCACCAGGCTCTTTCTGGATGCGATCAAAGATGTTTTTGTTGTTGCGGAAGATGGCCATCACATTGGCTTCGCTTCCAGCTTGGCCAAGTGCGAGCTCAGTTGTCTCAAGCACCAGATCAGCCCACTCACCGAAGTCACCCTCTGGCTCGGAAGAAATCTTGATCTGCCACTCGCCTTCTTTGCCTTCCATCTTGGTTGGTGCTTTGGCTGCTGGCTCGGCCTGCTTCACCGGTTTGGACGCTGAACGTGGCGCCGGCTTGGCTGGCTCTTCGTAGCCTGTGCTGGCGTCAAGGATGTCGTGCTCGACGATCTCCATGGCGGTCATCCACAGGTAGCGGCGCTGGTAGGTTTCCACGGCACCCAGGTTCTGGATGGGGTGCGTGCCCTTCAGGTTTGCTTCGGCCATGGGGCTGCTGATCGTGATCATGGTGCCGTCTTCGACATCGGTGATGGCGAGCTCAGCATAGTCCTTTGTGTACGAGACAACGCCGCACAAACCGATCCGGTTGAAGATCGATTGGATGACGGGCAGGAAGTCGCCCAGCTCGAAATAGCTGTAGCCTGCGAACTTGTTCAGTCCAGACTTTTTCAGCTGCGTGCCCTGCAATTCAATGCGGGCTTCCATCAGTTTTTTATGAACGCTCATTTTGCGATTCCTTCATCACGGTTCTTTTTGAAATCGTAGTCGTTACGATATTCGGTTGGGGGTGTCCAGCCATGCTTGCGCCATGTTTGCTGGACGTTGGAGCCTTTCTTGAAAACAAAAAAGGGATCATCCAATGATGGCACCTTTGGGGTCGACGCCACTTCAACGATTGCAAATTTTGCTTCACGCTTTTTCATCTGGCACCTCGTCAGTGATTCGTAAAACTTCAATTGTCTTGCCGTCTTTACCATGGCACGTTGTGTAGGTTTTCCTTCCCCAGACGGTGGAAAGATAGCTGCACACACCAGAGCGAATGTCTTCCGCTTCGTAGTCGCCAATTTTGACGATCTGCACAGAGCCAACAGCGGCCTTCAGGTCAATCTGCGAGCCGTAAAACTCACGCAGCTCGCCATACGGAAATCTGTTTGGAGCCCTGCGCTTTCTTTGCTTTGGAGTGGCCACTTCAAGTTCTCCGTATTCGTTGCCGTCTGGGTCGATGATCTTGAACTTGCAGCCAATGCCTTCAATGAATTTGATGGAGCGGGTCAACTCCTTCAGTTGAATTTCTTTCATGGTGTTTCTCCTTTGGTTTAGAACCAACCGAACCAGATTCCGGTGCCGTGAATCCATGCGATTGGGAACACAATGGCTCCGGCAATCAAGAATCCCCACGAAGCCGTTTTCAGGCATACAACGATGTGCGTGATCCATGAAAAGATCACCCAGATGGCCAGGCCAATTGGAATTAAGCCGTTCATACTTCCATCTCCCCTTGGTTTGTTTCGCCATAGGTTTCCACCTTGGTGCCATTGCTCAGTGCTTCGACCAGATCATCTTGCGATGCGACCTTGACGCTGAATGCAGACTTGGCCACATGGGTGATGGCTTGTGATGCGACAGAGGCTTTTACGAGGCGGCTGCCTGTTGGACCGTTGACGAGATAGATGCGTGTTGCTGTTGCCATGGGTTACTCCTTGTTGGCTGTTGAAAAGTTTTTGCGAGCTGATTTTTTTGAATTGGCCCAGTCAACCAATTTGCGGACTTGCCATCCGAGCCAGACCCCGATCAAGAGGGCCAGGCCCATTGCGACAATCACGTCGCCACGCCCAGCGAAGACTCCGACCGTGTTCATTTCGCACCAACTGCTTTGGGCAGAGGGAACGGCACTTCCAGAGTTGAGGCGCAGACACCATCATTGCCCTTTGCAGGGTGTTTGGACCAGTTGTCGGTTGGTGACACCATGACGCAGCCCTGAGTGGCGCTCACGGTAGAGCACATCACTGTTGCCTTCTGGACTTCCAGATTTTTGGTGGTGCCCTCTGCGCGCTCGGTGCGCATGAAGACGACCTCAGCCCAACCGTCGCCTTGCGGGCAGGTGGACGAGTGTGTGGTGTCGGCCTTGACGATGGCTTCCCAGCCGCTGATGCGAGGATTCTGGCGCTGGTACTCCGCTGCGGAAGCGCCAGCATTGGCACGACCTTGTGCGCGCTGCTCTTCAACGGTTTGAAATGAGAAGGCCTTTTCTTTGGAGACGCTGCCGCGGTCCTTCATGGCTTGCTCGATTGGTTCATCTTTGCCGCAGGCTGTCAGGGTTGCTGCGATTGCAACGATTGTGAGGAGTTTTTTCATGGTGCTTCCTTGGTTTTGAGATAGGCTTGGTATTGCGTGCAGAATGGTGCCACTTGGCAAAAGCCAGAGCAGCGCGTCCGATCGCCTTCCCTCACCTCGATTGAAAAGCTCTCACCTTTCTTGGCCTTGGCCACAGATTCAGCAAGAGCAGCTTCGGCATTGGCGCGCACTTCATGCACGCTCTTTGCGCGAACGTTGCCGTCTTTTTTGACGGCGTAATAGGTTGGCTTTTCCCACATCTCTTCAGCCGTGCATTCAGGCATTTCACCGCCGGCATGGACTGCGAAGTAGGCATCGTTGTGCAGCGACAAGCGGCTCTCTACGTAGGCCTGGCGCTTCTCAAAAGTCCACAGCGGAATGTCAATGACATGGATGGGTGACTTGGGGTAGCCTTCCTTTGTCAGTGCATCACGGCGCGACCAGTCACGCACGATGGCCACGATGTTCAAAGCCTTGATCGGCACGCCTTTTTTACGCTCGATCAGCCAGGCGTAGACGTTCAGCTGGTTGTGCCAATCATCTTTCTCGTTCATCACAGCCCAGGCGCCAGTGACTTTGTAATCGCTGATGATCACACCGTCTTCGTAGACCTCTTGCAGGTCGATGGCGCCGCTGATGCGCCAGCCGTGGTGCTCGGTGAAGATGCGCTCTTCAACGATGTGGTGATCGCTCTTGCCGTGCTGCAAGATTTCGTGAACGGCCGAGCCAAACAGTGACCAGACCATCTCGCTTGCATCTTGCTCGAGCTCATCCCAGTGCTTGGCCTTGAGCTGCACGATGCGCGGGCTGTTCAGGATTTCCGTGGCAGAAATCTGTGAGTCGCCTTTGGTGTAGGTGGGCCGCTTGATCACGTTGATGAACGTGTCGGGCAGCTCAAACTTGTTGGTCAGCTTCACTGCATCTTCTCCTTGCTCAGGTGAATCGTGTGCTTGTGAATCTCCATGAAGATACCGATGATGTCGTGCATCGTCATGTCATTAGACAGACCGAGCGTTGACAAAATGATGCAGGCCGCTGCAATGGCCTCGCGCGGGTTTCCATCTGAATCTTCCAAAATTTCGAAGCCATGTCGCGTGGCAATCTGGGCGGCACGCTTGAGTAAAAGCATGCCCGCTTCGCGCTGCTCTGGGGTGAGTTCTTTCATGTGTTGCTCCTAACTGTTGGGTGGGACTCTAATGTAACAGGTATAAACCAACAACACAACACCTGCTACGATGAATGCAATATATTTTTTTCATAGGTGTTTTCCATGAGAAGAGCAGCCAGGCGTGACACCAACGAGCCAGAGATCATCAAGGCCATGCGCGACATGGGCGCCTACGTCAAGGTCATCAACGACGAGGGCTTGTTCGACCTGCTGGTGAGCTTCCGCGGGGAGACGCTGCTGATCGAGGTCAAGGACGGGGCCAAGCCGCCATCGGCCAGACGGCTCACGGACGCAGAGCAGAAGTTCCACGACGAATGGCCAGGATCAGACCTGTACATCGTCAACAGTGTTGAAGAGGCTGTTGCTCTGTTGAAAACTTGCGGTTAAGATTGAGGCGCGGCATAGGGGTATGTCGTGTTTCATGAGTGTTTCTCCTTTAGGTTGGGATTGCCCCTCTGCTTAGCGGCAGAGGGGTTTTCTTCTGAAGAGCCAACACGCATGAGCCTTTCTGCGGAGTTCTCAAGCCGTGCTCTTGGGCGCAGCGATGCAGGCGGGTTCAGTCGTGTTGGCAAGAGTCGGCCGAAAGGCAAACAGTTTTGGTCTGTTGACTCACAGTGCGAGTCGAGAAGTCAACCGGCATCTGGGGCCGTTCGCACACCAGAACCATCACTTTGCCCAGGGGTCGTTCCCCGCAGCGCGAAGTCCTGGAGTGGCCAGGTGGGCAAAGTGATGGTCAAGCGCAACACTTGCGTCGGACTGGGGGTTCTCGGTCGCCATCAATCATTGTCGCGGGATAGAGGAGCCCAGCCGTCCTCGCCAGTTTCATACGCTGGAGATCGCAGGTGCGAATCCTGCTCCCGCTACCACCACTTGCACGTCCACCAATGTCTTTGCTATACTGGCCTCGTCGCCGTAGCAAGTGACGAAAATTGAGGCCGCTTACACATGCGATTCCGCCTTACCAAATGCCCTGTGGGAATGACATTTGGTAAGGTTGCTACCGGAATTGCAGTTGTAAGCGGCTTTTTCATTTTGGGCTTTGCCCGATCTACGGCTTCCGTACTCCGCACGATAGCAAGCACCTGCATGGGTGGCGCGGAAGGGAACACCGGCGCTGGCTACACCCCCAGGCGCCGTCCAGCCTGTCAGCGAGGGACTGGGCAAGATACAGGGACAAGCGGTGAGACAAGACCCCCTTCGACGAATCGCTGCCTCCAGGGTTTGCTGGGAAGGCACTGTGTGTGCCCTCTGGGCAGGGATGAATACCTCGGCTATTCACCCTTGGGCGACCTATGGCCTGACGATTTTTTGTGCTGACGGAATTTTTTGGCGTAAAAAAACCCGCCACTGAGGACGGGTTCGGTTTACTCGGGGTCGTTCCAGATGTCCGGCGTAGCCCAGGCAAATAGGTGCTGCCACATGCTGATGCAGTCGCCACACTTCTCGTACATGAACTTGGCCAGCTCCAGTTGGTTTTCACGCTCCTGGAGCCACCATTCATGCGCCGTGTAGGGCGGGTACTTGCGCATGCTTACCTCCAGTACAGGGCCAGCTTGCGCTTTCTAGCCCCGGATACGCGCCTGATTGGCCGCTTGTAGTACATGACCTTTAGCGCTTGCTTGAGCATGCTTGGCGGCACGATGAGATGGGTTGGCCGCATTGAAATCCGCTCGGCCACATCATCCAGCATGTTCGCCATATCAGCCAGGGTTTGCTCAAGGCTTTGTTGGGTCGGCTCACTCATGCGTTCTTCTCCTTTAGCTTGGCTTCGATGGCTTTGGACAGTTGCGCCAGAGCTTTGGACAAATACTTCTCGCCGGGGTCAATGCGCTGCACTTGGGCCAATCGTTCCTCATCCGTCAGCCCAACCCATTGCCGCTGTGCTGCGGGCTTAGGGAACGCTCTTGCACCTTCTGACCCGCAAGCCGGGCACTCAAAGCACTGCCACCCTAGTTTGGCAAGTTGCTCTGCGTGCTCCTGCACAGGCTCCTGCACAGGTGCTGCAAGGGCTGCTTTGACGGCGGTGATGGCTTTGTCGGCCTTGATGCCGATGTCTGCATGTGCTTCCAACGCCTCCAGCGCCAGCTTCAATGCTTCGTCTTTCATGTGTTCTTCTCCTTGAGTTTGGCTTCGATGGCTCGGGCAATATCAATCCGGTGTTGTGCCCATGAGACTGTGTAATCAAGGCTTCGCCATGCTTGGTCAAGCTCCTCATCCGTCAGCCCAACCCATTGCCGCTGTGCTGCGGCTTCTGATTTCAGCAAAGCGATGGTCATGGCTTGGTCTGCCGCAATTGCTTCCCAGTCCTCCACTGGCGAACTGGAAGTTTTTTCTTGGTTCGCCAATTGCTCCCTTTTAAGTTCGCCATAGTTCCACACGGCTTCGCTCAGCCAGCCTTCTGTTTTGGTCAGCCTTTCTTCCAAGTCCTTTGCCGCTTCTTGAGCTTGGAACAACGCGGACTCGAGCGTGCCGATGCGCTTGTTAATCCAGTCGAGTTCGAGCTTGGTCCACACCCATCCACCAACGAAGTCGGGGTGATCTTCTGGTTTGATATTGCTCATGTGTTCTTCTCCTTGATTGCGGCCTCAATGGCACGGGCAAATGCCAAGGCCAAACGCTCGTCTTGTGGTCGCAATGTTTGGTTCGTTGCCGTTATGTATGCCGTGTAAATCTCTCCGTTCGTCAGTGGCACGGCTGGCTGTTTTGCAGGTTCTGGGTATGCGTAGAGAGGCAATGCACGATGCTCGTTGGTAAAGTCTTCCGGGTTGTCGGTCACGCAGACAGACGTTCCATCAAGCGTGTAAACCATCCACGCCACAGGATTTTGCTTTGCTTGCTCGGCCAGCAACTCCGTCCTCCCAGTGCAGTACCCATTTAGGTAGTTTGTCTTTTGCTTCTCAGCCGCATCAGTGGCAGCATCTCGACGGCCCTTCGCCATGCCGTCCATGTAGCCACGCTGGTATGCGGACTCTGACTGTTTTTGCGAAGTTGCTGCGGCTTCGCGCTCACAGTTCAAACACACATCTCCGGGTATAAGCGTCTTCCACCCGCAGGTGCTGCAAAGCTCTAACGATGTTTGGTCGTAAACTGGATGTGCTGCGGCTTGTGCTTGAACAGCACTCAACTTCAACACCGCATAGCCAGTGGCCGTTTTCACCAGCGTCAACCCGTGGAAGCGCAGGTCTTCTGCTATTTGCTTCCATTCCGGTTCCTGCACAGGTGCTGGCTCATAGCCCAGCCCCAACTCACGGGCGTTCTCAGCCATCTTGTTGAGGGCGCTTTCCACGGCCTGTTTGCGCATCTTGGACTCACGCTCGATGCGGTTGAACTCTTCGTCTTCGTCAGTCATTCGTCGTCCTCCATTTCGGTAATTTGATCGTTCAAGATTTGCATCTTGGCAACTTCCATGCAGCCAATTGCAGTGGCTGTCAGCATGGACTCGCTGTACTTGTAGACCACTGCGATGATTTCGTCCACAAGGCCCTGGGCGATTGATGCGTCGTATTTCATGGCTTCTCCTCCAAAACAACGCGCTCCAGCCGCTCCAACGCAAGGGACAGGTCTTCGTGCAGGTAGTCCGGCAGGTCGGTCTTGGCGCTGAACGACCACGACTCCAGCGCGGACAACAGCTTGATAAGTTTCAGTGCTTCTTCTTTGCTCATGCTCTCGCTCCTTCAATGACGACCCATTGGGTCTTTGGTTTCTTGTGGTGTACGCCCCACTTCTGGCGATCTTTGGGGTGAGGGCAGTCGTCGGGCACAGGCACCGCAACCCACACCTTTTCAAACTGACCGCGCTTGCCGACCCGCCAACGGTCAACATACACATCCGGCATGGCACGCAGCGCCGTCCGCACGTTGGACACATGCACGCCGGTGATCTCGGCAATCTCCGCTGGTGTCATGCCGCTTGGGCGTGAGCGCAGCAGTGTGCGGATTCGCTTTTGTCGAATGGGACTCATAGGCCCACCTGCTTGAGTGCCGCTTGCAGGCCAGCCAGGCCTCCGACACGCTGCTGGTTGATGAAAATTTGAGGCATTTGGCGAGCACTTGGTGTTTCTGTGATCAGTATCGCAAAAGCCAGTTCGTGTTGCGGACTTTGCACATCCCGCTCCTCGTACTCCAGCCCCTTGGACTTCAGAAGTTGCTTGGCTGTCGTGCAGTTGGGGCAGTTGCTCTTGGTGTAGATGACGATGTTCATGTGTTCTTCCCCTTCATAAAATCATCGCACTTGCGCTTCCAGCCCCATGTGTCTCGCTGAAAGTAAACAGGCGCGTAAAAGCGCGGCTTGTGCAGCATGGCGCAGATCAGCACAGGCTTTGGCAAGGCACGCATAGAGGCGTGCTTGCATTCGTCGCAGTGTTGCGTTTTCATTTGTTCTCCTTAATGCCGTGGGCGGCTTCGATGGCTCGGCCTGCGCTAATAAATGTGCCGTCTGATTCAGCAAAACACTTTTCAATCTCCTCATCCGTCAGCCCAACCCATGTGCGCTGTGCTGGTGGGGATGTGTAGAGGGGCGTTCCGACTGGACAGTTGTGGTTGAAAGTACCGTCAGCAACCGCCACCGGCTCCTGCACAGGTGCTGCAAGGGCTTGCTTGATAGCTTTGACTGCCTTGTTCCAGCTTAGTAAATCCTCCATTGAAAGCTCAACAAGGCGCATATCTTCCAACGCCTCCAGCGCCAGCTTCATTGCTTCTGTTTGTTTGGTCATTTGGTTTCTCCTCTTGCTCGGATGGCGGCTTCCAAATCAACTGGGCCTCCATACATTGCTACCAAATCAATAATTACTTCTCGCTCATCAGCGCGAACAAGGGCTTCAAAGGCTTTGAGGTTGTCGTGGCCCCAAAACCAACCAGTGCCCTGATAACCTTCAGGTGCAGTTAGCCCAGCCTCACGGGCCATGTCTATGGTGTCTCTCATAGCGATACCTTCGTTGTTGTCACCTCACGCATCTCCCAGCCCATCTGGAAATAGTTCCAGCGCACCTGCAAATTGGGGTTGGTGTACTTGTTGCCATGCATCGCAAAGTCGGTGTGACCCTTGGTGCGCATGATGGCCTCGAATACTCGTTGGCAATGTGTCACGCTACTCTCCTTTGGTTGTTGAGCCTGTAATTTACCACAACTTATAACTGGTAGCAATAGGTGAAATATACCTGTTGCATCATCTGCAGTTTGCTATACAATTCTGCACATGACACGAAAACGAACACGCCGCAAAATTTACGACTTGGTTTGCCCGATCACACACGCGATCACCGGCGCCAGCATCACAGACGAGGCCAGCCTGAGCTTCTTGCGCAAACGGGAAGTCGGAAGCTATGAAGCATTCCGCACCGGCATTGCAACCAAGCAAGACTGGAACAACATCAATGCCGTGGCGCAGCTTGCTGAGTCCATGGCCGAGGCCGACATTGGGCCCGAGGTAATGGTTCATGTCCGCATCGCAGAGATGCATTTGCTGGACTGCCGCGACCGCCACGAAAGGACGGGAAAGATGGGCGCAACAGGCCTGGCTCTGCAATCGTTCAAAGACCTCATCGAGTGGCACGAGTTGCAGCGCACATCAGTTGCTCGCAGCGTGTACGAGCAGCACATCAAACGGGTGACTGACTTGATCAGAGCCAAGTCACCCAAGATCAGATTTTTATAGGAGAAGCGCATGCACGGAGATGGCGGGAAAGGTTCAGGTCGCAGGCCCATGGCGATCGATGACCAGAAATTTCAACAACAGTGGGACTCAATTTTTGGAAAGAAAAAACATGGAACTGTATTGGCCGGGGACGAAGATCATAAAGTCCAACAACAACGTCTTCACGAGCTGGAAGATGGGTCGGGAAAGCATGATGGCAAACGACCTGTCGCATAAGAAGTCGGCGTCAGCAAGAGCTGGGCGCAATCCGACTGAGAAGCTGCCAGTGACCCTTCACATCACCAAAAAGAAAGCATGACATGGACGAAGCAAAAGCAAGTTTCGAGGCCATCTTGGCCGCAAAGGGTAAGGCCGTCCCACCCTGGGACGGTCTGAAATTCGACAACCAAAACATCCAGACCTACTGGCGCTGGTTCCTCATGGGCTGGACTATGAAAGCGACGAAAAACAAATGAACAAAATCCTCAACATCGGCGTCTTGGTGCTCGACCCCAAGCTGCAATCGCGCACAGAGATTTCCGAAGAAACGGTTTCCGATTACGCAGAAGCAATCGAGGGTGGCGACAAGTTCCCTGCGGTGCTGGCGTACTTTGATGGCATCCACTATTACCTGACCGACGGCTACCACCGCTACCACGCACACAAGCGCGCAGGCAAGGCAAGCATCGAGTGCGAAATCGTCAATGGCACCTTCCGAGATGCCATGCTGCATGCGGTCAGCGTTAACAGCAAGCACGGCATGCGCCGCACGACAGCCGACAAGCGCAAGGCCGTGATGACCTTGCTCGACGACTTTGAGTGGAATATGTGGAGCAATGCCGAGATCGCTCGTCAGTGCGGCGTGTCTGCCCCTTTCGTTGCCAACCTGCGCAGCTCGGGCGAAAAGCCAGCATCTGACACCGTGAAGTACAAAACGGCATCAGGCGAAGTCAAAGAGAAGGCCAAGGCCCCAGGTCGCAAAGCCGAAGAGCCTGAGCTCAAGGGCCCAGAGATCAAGCCAGAAGAGCCAGAGCAAGACGAGCGGCAAGAGGCCATCGACATGATGCTTTCCGAGAACGAAGAGCTCAAGGCACGCTTGGCTGTGGCGGCCATGGAAGGCACAGAAGAAGAGAAGGCGCTGGCCGCTCAGACGATCAGCGAGCTGCGCGAAGAAGTGCGCTTGCTCAAGATCGAAAACACATCACTCAAGATCAGTCGCGATGGCTTTCAGGCCGAGAACGCCCAGCTCAAGCGGCAGGTTCAGATGATGACCCGCAAGTTGAAAACCCAAGAGTAACCCCACGGAGAACACACCATGAAAACAGTCACCGCAAAAGCATGGATCACAAACCCAGAGTGGGCCGACGAGGACGACCTCGAAGACCCAATGCGCATGCACTACACCAGCGCAAGCATTGACATGAAAGATCACGGCTGGCTTGAGGTTGGCACAGCGGAAATCACACTCAAATCCACCATGACAAAAAAGGATTTGACGCTGAGCATGATCGAAACGCAGGAGGCCAAGATCAAAAAGATTCAGGCCGAGGCAGAGAACGAAATCAACATCCTCAAGCGCAAAATCACGCAGCTTCAGGCCATCACATTCGAGGTGAACTCATGAGCAAGACCATCTCAATGACGGTTGATGTTGACGTAGACCTTGAAGACATCGACACCGAAGACTTAATTGATGAACTCAAGTCACGCAACGTGGCGACACCAGAAGGCAATGTTGAAGATGTGACAGAAATGTTCTACGCCTTCAAGCTGGGAAAAACGGAGCGCGCCATGGAGTTGGCAAAGAAGATCGCACAAGATCACACCGGCCGAATCCTTTGATCAAACGCCCAAGCCAGCGGGCATGTGTGCTGGCAGGAGAAACAAATGGGACTCAATCTTCGGGACTATCAACATTCATCGCTTGACGGGCTGCGTCAGGGCTTTGCGGCTGGGCATAGGGCTCAGATTCTTTATGCGCCTACGGGCGCTGGCAAAACAGAGATGGCAATCGCACTGCTTGAGGCGACAAAGAAAAAGGGCAACAGAGCTGCCATGATTCTTGACCGCATCATCCTGTGTGACCAGACAAGCCAGCGCCTTGAGAAGTACAGCATCGACCATGGCGTGCTTCAGTCGGGGCATTGGCGGTATCGGCCATACGAACACATCCAAGTGTGCAGCGCGCAGACATTGGAAAAGCGCGGGTCTTTCCCTGGCCTTACGGTCATGATCGTGGACGAGTGCTTTCCCGCGGGCACACTGATCAGCACACCTTCTGGGCCAAAGCCCATACATCTTGTGCGTTGCGGCGACCTAGTACATAATGCAACAGGGGTTGGTCGCGTTATGCAAACGATGGCGCGTCCAGTCCTTCACTTAACCAAGCTGGAGTTTGACGATGGAACGGTCATTGAGTGCACAAACGAACACCCAATCCTCACTGCAAGAGGATGGAAGAGAGCGGAGTCCTTGGAGGTCGGTGAGGGGGCTTTTGGCAAGCAAGGCATGCGCCTGCTGTGGCAAACAATTTTTTCCAAGGATCAAAGAGATCAATGGGAAAAAAGTGGCGATGCTACAAGAGGAACACTGGAACGCGCAAGTCGCCTGCTCAATATCTTGCGCGAAGAAGCTGGCGAACCCAATGAGCAAAGAGGAGGTTCGGCGCAAGGTCAGTGCAAAGCTGCGCGAAATTCGGCACAAGCCGATCAAGAGGGGTGGCAACGGTCAGTTGCTGCCGTTACCGCAACTTGCTTTGCTTCACGCGCTGGGGGTGGGCTGGGAGTCGGAGTACGCGGTGGCGACCAAGATGCGACACCTCAAGACTGGATACCCAACCTGCTACAAGCTGGACTTAGCCTGCCCGGAGAAAAAGATCGGGATCGAGTTGGACGGTGGCAGTCATTGCTCTCTGGAGAGGCGTGCGCAAGATTTGAAGAAAACCGAGTTCTTCATTTCCCAAGGGTGGTCAATATATCGCGTGTCGAATGCAAGAGCTTTGAATCTGTATTCAACCTTCACGTCGACGGACATCCTTCTTACTTCGCTGAGGGCAAGCTAGTCCACAACTGCCATGCCATGCGCGGCCAGACGGTGGAGTTCATCAAGAACAACCCAGAGATCAAGGTCATTGGGCTGTCTGCCACGCCGTTCACCAAGGGCCTTGGCAACGTGTACAAGAACGTGGTCAGCACCGTGACCACTGAACAGCTCGTCAACCAAAACGTTTTGGTTCCCTTGCGCGTGTTCATCGCCAAAGAGATCGACATGACCGGCGCAAAGAAGGTGGCCGGCGAGTGGAGCCAGGCTGAATCAACGAAGCGCGGGATGCAGATCACCGGCGACGTTGTGCAAGAGTGGATCAAAAAGACCAACGAGATTTTCGGCCGCGCTCGCAAGACGGTCGTGTTCTGCTCGGGCGTTGAGCATGGCGCCGATCTTGCAAAGAAGTTTGCCGAGCAGGGGTACAACTTCATCCCAATCAGCTACAAGGACGACGATCAATTCAAGCGTGACGTGATCGAAGACTTTGGCAAGCCCGACACAGAGATTCATGGCCTGATCGCCACTGACATCTTGACCAAGGGCTTTGACGTGCCTGACGTGATGATCGGCGTGAGCGCTCGGCCATTCAGCAAGTCGCTGTCCTCGCACATCCAGCAAATGGGCCGTGTGATGCGCGGCTGCGAGGGCAAAGAGTTTGGTGTGTGGCTTGATCACTCGGGCAACTACCTGCGGTTCCGCGAGGACTGGGAAGAGGTCTATTTCAACGGCGTTGACAAGCTCGATGACGGCAAAGAAAAGACCAAAAAAGAGAAGACGGATGTTGAGAAAGAAGCGGCCAAATGCCCAGCATGCGGTGGCCTGTGGCCGTCTGGAAGCGACACCTGTTCGCATTGCGGCTACGTGCGCGCGAAGAAGAGCATGGTCGAGTCGGTGCCTGGGGAAATGGAAGAGCTGTCTCAGCAAAGCCGCGAAGCAAAGCAGGCCTTCTGGTCGATGTGCCAGTACAAAGTGCAAAACCACGGATGGCAGCCAGGTCGAGCGGCGCACACGTACAAGGACAAGTTCGGCGTGTGGCCCAAGGGCTTGTCGGATGTGGCCGCGCCACCGGATTGGACGTTTGAAAAGTTTGTGAAGGCGAAGCTGATTCGCTACTTGAAAGGCAAGAAATGACACGCGCAACAGGAACAGAGGCCAAGGTCTGCGAAGACATTGCCAAGCGCCAAGAGCTGGGCATGAACAAGTACGGCGTGAGTGTGGCCGACAACCAGCTCACGCTGCGCGAGTGGTTGCAGCACCAGTACGAAGAGCTGCTTGATGCTGCGGTGTACTGCCGCCGTGCCATTGCTGAGATTGACAAGCAAAGCAGCCAGCCAAGCCCAGACGAGATTATTGCGGGCCACGCCAAGCGTTTAGCCATGGACCTTGAGTGCATGCTGCTCGCAAGCGATCCTGGAGTCGCCGTCAACCGCTGGTGGGCTGAGGCTCAGACTTCTCTCGACAACTACAAGACCGACATTGATCGGCTTTATCCACAAGATCATGTATCACCACTCGGGAAGGACTGACATGAGTAAACTTAAATCACTGACGTTTGATGAGTACAAGGTCGCCGCCAAGGCCACACTGAATGAGGCAATTGACGAGGAGCCTGATGCTGTCATCGTGCTTATGTTCCACCGTGGATCAGGTCAATTCCGTATCAAGTGCTCCAAAGTGGAAAACAGGCTTGAGCTTATTGGCGCACTCCGAGAGGCTGAGAATCACGTTCTTGTAAACGGGTATGCACCATGACGAGAGATGAACTTATAGAAATGGCACGCCGCGCTGGCGCACGCGATGACGGGTGGAGGTTCGAGTTTCCTGAGCCTCATTACCTGGAAAGGTTTGCTTCATACGTGGCGGACAAAGAGGCCTCCAAGTGGATTGCTGGCAGCAGACTCAGTGTGCCGACGTTAAGCATGGAGCAGGAGTTCGCTCGCCAACACCGTATGGGCTACAAGGCTGGCGTCAACATCGGTTTGACATTGGCCGCCGAATCGCTTGACAGGCAGGCCGATCTTGCTGCCGACGAACTTGATCGAAAGTGGGCAAAGCAGATGGCTGCTGCGGTCCGGGCAATGAGGGAGGCCCCATGAACAAAGAAGATTTTCTCAGGCTTGCAAAAGAGGCCGATGTCTGGGTTGCCGGGCAAGAGCCGTATCAAGCGCAGCTTGAACGATTTGCTGGACTGGTTGCTGCCGCCGAAAGTCAGGCGTGGGTTCGGATGATCAACTCAATTGACCTTGCGGGACTGAGAGACTATCCAAACATGCAGCGGCTTGTGGCTGAGTTGCTGCATGGAATTGTTGACTGCATGGAATCAAGGGGCCGCAATGCACTTCCTTGACTTCTGCCGCGCCCACGGCATCCTGATCGACAACCTGCCGCCAGTTGGCCGCTGGCGCAGGTATCCCACGGATGATCACCCAGCGAAGCGCAACGGTGCGATCAAGTTCATGATCGACCATGCGTTCGTCCAGAACCATGCCACCATGACAGAGATTGCCGTGTGGAAGGCCGAGGGCGACACCAAGGTGGATCACGACCGCATTAGGCGCATCGCCAAGCAGGCGGACGACGACATCAAGCGCAAGCAAGCCGAGTCAGCCAAACGTGCTGCAGGCATCTTGCGCGAGTGCCAGATCGCATACCACCCCTATCTCGCAAGCAAGGGCTTCAAGGACGAGCAGACCAACGTGTGGAAGACAGACGATGGCCTTGTCATGGTGGTGCCCATGCGTGTTGGCCATCACCTGGTCGGGTGCCAATTGATCAACGAGGAAGGCGGGAAGAAGTTTCTGTTCGGCCAGCGCACCAGCAATGCTGAGTTCGTGTTCGACAACAAGGGCCCACACATCTTGTGTGAAGGGTACGCCACCGGCCTCTCAATCAGGGCTGTAATGAAGGCTTTGAAGCGGCGCTACACACTGCACATCTGCTTCAGTGCTGGCAACATGATCAAGGTAGCGTCAACTTTGCCAAAGGGTTTTGTCGTTGCAGATCACGACAAGATCAACCAGCAGACCGGAACAAGGGCTGGGCATGAAGCGGCCAAAAAAATAGGGTGGCAGTATTTCATGCCACCCAGCGAGGGTCAGGACTTCAACGACTTTCACGTCAGTGTCGGCCTGTTCAAAGCAAGTCAAGCGCTGGTCAAGACCCTGCCACCGCCTGAATACTGATGATCACGGTGGGCTTGGACGGCTCATCGTGCATCAGGGATGCTGTCTCAATGATTTGACGCGCATCTGTCTCGCAATCAGCCGTGAACAGCATCTCGAAGGTGATGCCGTTCTTGGCCAGTTTGACTTTGAACATCATGGCTGGTCGATCCACTTCAGATACTTTTCCATGAAATGCACCATCACCTTGGCAGAATCTGGCGGGTAGATAAATTCCTCAAGCAGCCACTCGCCAACTTGCTCTATCAGCTCATACGCCAAGACCCCTGGGAAGTCATCATCGCGGGTGTTGAGCCAGTCATTTATCTCTACCGCATACGCCGTGCAGTGACCCACGAAACCGGTGTGTCCATTCCATGAATCAAGGTCTAGGCCAATGCCTTTTTTTGTCCCCAATGTTGGGTGCTGCAGCGCTCCTGCGTACATGAATGCAACCATTTCAGAAATCGATTGGACATCGTCCAGTGTGTAAGTTTTTTTCACGCTTGTTTCCTTTCAATCAACACTTCAGCGGCCAGTTGGCATTGGGCCACCAAGGTTGGGGATGCATCTCTCTCGATACTACGGACAACCCGCATAGCCTGACTGATGCCAGCCTGGCTTGCGGCCTTGGTGCTGGCGATGTAGGCCAGCGTCAAAGGGTGGTTGTGCTGCGGCATCATTGGTTTTCGTTCTCGCTCTTGAGAGATTCAATCATGTTGTTGCCCCGTTCGATGCAAACGTCCTCAACGTGGCCAGGATCAACATCACCAAGCTCTTCTGGCGTCCAAACGATCACACAGTAGCCTTCGTCGCGCATGGCGTTCAATGCGTCTTGCCATTCTTTTTTCATGTCAATCTCCTTGGGTTGGGTTCAAAAGTTTTTCACGCATGGCGTTCATCTGCTCCAGCACTGACTGGCGGGTGCCTTTCAAGCCGTACATCTGTCTCGCAATCACGTATGCGGACGGGCTGCGCGATCGGCTCATGCCCTTGATTTCAAGGGCCAGCATGGATCGCACAGCGAGAAATTGCGCTGCGTCGATTTGGTTTCCGGTGAGTGTGGTCATGGTTTTCTCCTAAAGTTTGGGCACATCTGTCTCGCAATCATCACCAAGGCGCTGGCGGCGCTGGCGGTTGCGCTGGCTGCTGGCGCTGGTGGTCGCGGATTTGCTGGCGCGTCCAGGGGGTCGGGCCAGTGGCTGGCGGGAATGGCCAGGGCTGCGGGGTCACTGCTTGGCCTCCTGTCGGCCTCGCTCGATCAGGGCGCGCGCTTCGGCTCGGTCGTCGATGCGTTCGGCCTCAATCATGCGGCGTAGGGTTTCGGCGGGGGTCTGGCCTCGCTCGTATCTGTACCCGGCTTGAATGTATGCGGCTTCGGTGTGGGTCATTGCTTGGGCTCCTGTTGGGTTAATCGGTCGGCTTCGGCCTCCAGGTCGGCGGCCTCTTCGTCGTGCTGGCGCATTGCGGCGACGCTGTGGCGCAGAAAATTTTGGCCTTCGGTGCGGTGCCATTGTGCGCGCTGTCGAAGGCTGGCGGCGCGCGTGGCGGGGCTTGGCTGGGTGTTCATGTTGTCGGCTCCTTGTCGGGACAATTCCCGCTCATGCCATCGGGGCCCAATGGCATGGGCTGGCGCTGTCATGTATTCATGAAGTCAAGGGTTACGCGCTGGCGGTATGGGCTGCGGTTGAGTTGGTTGAAGTCCTCGATATATGTGCGCGTGTTGATAATGGCGCGCGGGTAGCGTCTGGCCTCTAGCGCTCGGGCCTGTCGTTTGAGTGTGCGCATGAAGTTGGAAATTTTGCGGCGTTGGTCTTGCGTTGGCTGTTTCATGCTGTTGCCTCATAAATTGGGATTACTCGGCGGGCTTTGTGGTCGGCCTGTCGTGCCTTGGTTCCGTGTGCTCTGAATCCGATAATCTGGCGGCGGTTGGCCTGTTGGCAGAGTCCGCATAATGCGCACGTCATGTGCTCTACGGTCTGAGCGGGGCAAACCAAGACGGGGCGGCCTTCGGGCGTTGTGCTGTGGCGCGGCGTGTCCATTGGCACAACGCAAACCACGGGGGCACCAGTCGCGGCCAGTCGGTCGGCCTCTCCTGCATCGTCGGCGCTTAGGTTTACGGTGAATCCCCATTGTGTCGCGGCCTTGGCCCAATAGATCGCTTCGGGGCTCTTCTTGTGGGTGTACGTGAAGCCCTTGCGGCCTCGGTTGGCCTTCACAATCTGGCCCAGCTGATAGGCGTCCACGTCCTCGCCTTGGCCTGGTAAGTCTCCGGCCACGTTCATTCGCCACAATTGGCCTTTTGGCAGTCTGTTGAGGGCTTTTATCAGTCCGTCGATGTCGGTGCCTCGTTGCTCTACTTTGTTCCAGTTCATGCGGGTGTAGAAATCCTCGGCGTAACAGCTCGTTCGGTAGTGTGCGCAGCTCGGGGGGCAACTGTCGCGGCTCGTGTAGGTCTGGGGAATCGGGCCGGTCTTGCGGTTGTTGCTGGCCTGGATAAAGTGATATTTCATTTTGAGCGTTCCTCGTGTGTGTTGAATGCGTCGATTAGGTCGAATGCGGCGCGGCGTCTGGCGTGCTTCATGTCTGGCCCTTCTTTGTCGTGCATGAGCATTGCGTAAGCTATGGCGACAGCCTCCTGTAGCGTTGGCGCGTCTTGCTCTTCTTGGTCTGGGTGCGGTGTGGCTGGGTTGGCGGTGAAATACTGGCGGGGCATGGCTTATCCTTTCAGTTTGTCAATGATCGCGTTGTAGGTGTCGCGCTTGCTGTGGTAGTAATCGGCGTTTTCTTCGCCTTTCCTGAAGTTGTGCCATTGGTTGTATTTGGCTTGCTCCTCGATGGCGCGTTGCAGTCTGCCTGGCTCGCTGTATGCGGCTTTGAATCCGTGTAAGTTGTAATGGGCGATGAAACCCGCGGCCAATGAAATAAATTTATAGCCTGTGGCGTTCAGTTTTTCGATGTTGCGGCAAGCTGCGACGACATTGGACACGATGCGCGATTGCTGGGCGGGTGTGATTGGCTGAATCATGGCTTAGGCTCCTGTTCTTGCTTTGATGGTCATGCGGGTGGATTCTTTGCCCGTCTTGGTGTGGGCGCGGATCAGTTGGGGGCTCGGGTTGAATCGTTTGGCGATTGCTTGCCAATTGGTGAGGGCGCTTCCTGCCACCTGTGCAAAGCTGGCGCGGAAAATCTGCCCTTCGATGGTGGTGAGTCCGGCGTCTTCAAGCTCGGCGCGGATTTTGTCGGCCTCTTCTTTCAACGTTGCCATTGCTGCGGCGATTGCTCCGAGTCGGTCGACTTTGGCGGCCAGGGCATGGGCTGCGGTCACTGCTGCGGGTTCGGTCGGCTCTCCGGTGGCGTTCCATCTCATTGGCTGGGGCGCTGTGAGTGCGGCGAAAGCGAGTGCTTGCAAGTCTTGGGCGTTCATGGTGTGGGCTCCTGTTAGATGGTGCGGTAGACGGTGGCCAGGATCTGGCGGGCTTGGGTTTCGCTTAGGTTTAAGTCAAGCATTTGCAGTCGGGCGGCGAAGTGCTGAATTGTCTTGGCTGCGGCGCTGCGGTTGTCGGGCGTGTCTGGTGCGCCCTTCAATGGTTGAATCTCTTGCTTGAATGCTTCGATGCATTGGGGTTTGAGGATTGCGGCGTTCATGGCTTAGGCTCCTTCGGTTGTTGCTGGCGCGTCTAGCATCACAATCCACCAGTCGGCGGGAGTGTCGTCGGCGGCGTATTGGGCTGCATCGTCGCGGCTTGAAAATGGGCCCACATAATTAAACCCGTCTGATGGGTTGCCATAAATAATGATGAATTGGGGGCTCATGTCATGCGCTCCGGTTGGTGGTGGTCTTGGCGGCGACAAATTGGCCCTTGCGGGTGATGGTGGCGGCGCTGTAGCAACTGGCCCAGCTTAGGGCGGCGCGTAGCGTTAGCGTGTGGTGCTTGCGTGTGTGGCCGTGGCCTTGGATCGTGTAGCCGATGCGCTGGGCGATTGCGTGGCGGATGGTGTCGGGGGTTGTCATGCTGTGGGCTCCTGTGTGTTAGGTTGTAGGCGTTGCTGCCTGCTAGTAATTATCTATTGCTGGTGGCGGTGGTCAACGAGTATTTTTTTATGGCGGCGCGGGTTTCGATAGCGTCAGACAATCGGGCGCGTTCATGGCGAAGCCGTGCGGCTCTGGTGCTGCCCTATGGGGAGTGACTGCATAACCTGGCCTTGTGTCGGTGATGCTTTGCCCGTTTGCGTCCAGGCGCTGCCCTTGCGCTGGGCTGTCGGTGGCCGTGGTGGTGGCGTTGGTGGTGGTGACAATAAACCATCGATGGCGCGGGTAATTGGCGAAGCCTTGCAGCTCCTGCGCTGTTCCCCTATCATCGCCACTATGAAAGAACATAAACCACCCAGCAAACTATCACGCGCTCAGATAACTGAAGCCCTCGACTCTGTGCCCGTTTCCCATATCCTGGGCAAGTCGGCAACACTTGAGCTGACAGCAAAACAGAAGGCTTTCGCCCTCGAAGTGGCGAAGGGCTCAACGGGTGCTGCTGCTTACCGGAAGGCATACAACAGCAAAGCCAAACCCAAGACACAAGGCAATCAGGCGCATAAGCTGAGCAGCCGACCGGACATCAGCGCGGAAATCGAGGCTTACCAACTGGCGATTGAGGCGAGTAAACATAGAAACCCCGCGGCGCTGCGTGAGCTAGTCATTCAAAGCCTGGTGCAGGTCATCATCAACCCAGAGTCAAAGCCCGGCCAGATCACGGCCGCGGCAAAAGTGCTGGGGACTGTCACTGAGGTGGCCGCCTTCACTGAGCGGAAGGAAGTGCGCACCATTACCAGCAGCGAAGACGCGCGCGCAAAGATCATGGCCCAATTGAAAGAGCTGACCAAGGCAAGCGCCGTCGATGCCGAGCTGATCGACAGGCAGGCCGACGACCTAATGGCAGAGCTGAGCGCCGAAAATTCAGCCACGGACGTGACCCACCGCCGAAACCCTACGCCGCATGATTGAGGCCGAACGCATCGACGACCGAGCCGAAGCGCGCGCCCTGATCGAGCGAGGCCGACAGGAGGCCAAGCAGTGACCCCGCTACC